AGCCTGATGACCTGATATGTGCCGTTGTCCTTGACGAGTCTGAGCCTCCAAAGCTGTGACGATGGATTCTGATAACCGGATGCTGCGTGCGTCCATTCGAGATGTCCGAAGTAAAAGCCGTTACTGCGGACAGTCAGATATAAATTATATTCATCCTGCAAGCACCTCACCGTGTGCCACTTGTCACGCTCCCAGTGTGTGCCGTATTCGGAATTCGGAACCTTAATCTGCACGTCACGCTCAAAAACAAAGACCTGACCTGCGGCAACGGGGTCTTTTGCAAGTTTCTGCAAGGTCAACCACCCGTCTGAGGAACGTCTTGTCCAGTACCTGCCGGGGAAGTGGTCGGATTCGAGCAGGACGCATGAAATTCCGAGCTTCTCATTCACAAAGTGTCCGTCTGTTCCGGTGATTTTGGTGTATGGATATTTCTCGGCGGCTTCGGTATTGACTGCGCAAGCCAGTCCGAGGATGATGATAAATGCTCCGATAATAAGTAATTTAATATTTTTCATTGTTCGTTATCCTTTGTTATTTTGTTGATATTGTCATTTTCGCTCCGCAGTTCGGGCAGTAGTGATATGCTGATGGTCTGATTTCCCACATGCCGGTTTTGCATTTGGAACACATATAGGCGCCGGGATCATCACTCTGTATAGGATGCACCGGAATCCAGTGACCTTCCTTCGGTTCTGGCTGTGCGGATAACAACTCTGCCGAATCTGTCACATCTTCAAATTTTGGTTCTACACCGTCTATCAAACTCTTGCACCACCTCATGCCGTTACGCATTCCAAGAGAATATGCGTCATTTGAATTTGTTGCAGTGATTCCCGTCTCTATCGTGCGAATGAGGGTTTCCGAGTCTAGTTCGGGCTGAATGGTCGGCAACCTTTTTAAATATTCAACAGGCACCGCCTCATCGGAATATATCTCTACTCCATTTGCCCGTTGTATTGATATTTTTCCATCAATCGCCTGCTGTCTGTCAATCAAATCAGTTGACCGAGCAGTTGACCAAACACCGTCATTTAGTTGACCCGCAGTTGACTGAGGCTGAATGGTCGGCATAGTAGACACGGTGCTAATCCCGAACTCGATTCCATCAATATAGCCCTCGTCATAATCAGTGTTCGGTACCGTAGCTTCAAGCACTCTGCGGAGATGTTCAACCGTCTCCGTCCTTCTTATCAGGTCGGAAGTTGTGCCTTTCTGAGAAAGTTGTGCCTTCAATGCTTCGATTGCCATACGAAACGCCGTATCATAATCATTGTCCTGATTATCTTCTATCATTCCGATAAGATTGTCGAGTAAGTCAATCGCCTGTTCTTTATCCATCGGTTCTCCTTTCTGGTGCGCATCCACCGTTACTCTTACATACATGATTTATCTGGTCGTAATCTTCACAGCCCAAACACGGATTACCAAGTGGACACATCATGCAGTCACGCTCCTCGTCTTGGCAGAAATCGCAAATATCTCCAATATCAGCCATCAGTTCTCCCTTTCCTTGCGCTTTATGTATTCATCTATCTTGTCCTCATTGTTATAAATCAATCTCGGACACTTTTTGCATTCCGGAACAAGTACAATACCATCGTAGTAGCTATCTGCACGACCCAAGCAATACGTATTATGGTCAACTTCGTCAATGGCATATCCACCATCGCACTTGTTATGGTGTACGTATCGAAGTGATGCTATCATCTTCGGTTCTCCTTTCCGCACGTCCGCAGAAGTTGTTCTCTGGGACGTAAACTCTCTTATCATCGTCATACCCTGCGTTATAATCACGACAGCATCTTCCACCGACGTTGATTCCATATTCCGTGGTTACAAGACCTGTTCCCAATACATCGAAAGCATCTGCTGGCATTTCAGTGTATTCATAGCGCACTCCATTATTTTCAACGTGTGGCGGATCGTAGTAAATGCACTCACCGCATCTGATAATCTCCGGTGCTTTCCTGCACTCCTGCAACTCACGGAGCCATGCAATCATCTGTCTGCATTTCTCGGCGTTGTCAAGGTTGTGATTCTTAGCCGTTGCAGACTCGCATTGTTCGGCAAGTTCCTTGTTAATTCTCTCGGATTCTTCGTAAAAGCTGATTGCTTCCTCAATCGTCATGGTTCTCACTTCCTTCGTTCAGCACTTCTTTGAGATACTTCTTATTCTGCACGACCGTTAATGCGAAGCTGTATGCCGTCCGATAGTCCATGTCGCCGAACGCCTGCATATGCGCACAGATTTTATTTACCTTCTTAAGGTCGTCGATGGTCATAAGTCGCCCTCCTCTCTGTGCCGTGACCGTTCCGCATCGAACTTCTTCGGGTAGCGTGCTCTCAGCTTGTCGATGTTCACTTCCATGACCGTCTCGAGGTCGATGCCGAGTGCTTCCGCAGTAGTTGCCACGTACCAGAGCACGTCCCCCAGCTCACGGATCAGGTGCTCTTTTGTCGCCTCGTTAAGCGGATGCCCCTGAAACATAATCTTTTTCACGATGTCCAGTGCCTCGCCCGCCTCGCCCGACATCCCCATCACGCCTTGCAGCAACAGGTTCTCCGGACAAGCTGTTGATATCCCCGATGCGGTGCGCATGGCATTTGCCTGATATTCATTTGGTGTCATTTGGTGGCTTCTCCTTTCAGTTTGGTGATGTGATCGACCATTTTATTGATTGCGGTCAAGTGTCGTCTTAAACCGCCTTCTGTGAGCTTAGACGCATATTTCAGATACCACTCTGCTTTTGCGATGTCCTCGGTGCCGTTCTTCTGCTTGTGTCTCCAGATATACTTGAACGCATTCACAACACAGTAGTCGATGACTGCTTCCTTGCCGAATACCATCTCCATAATTTCGATGCACTCAAATCCGCATCCGGAGGTGTAGTGGGTTGGGTGGTTGACAGGGTCGAACTTGGGAACCCACCTCTTAAATGTTCCGCTTGCTGTACAGTCCGCGCATATCTGGACGAATCCAACTCCATCATGCTTGCATGTGCTACAACCTTTATCCATCGTTCTCCTCCTTTCCGATGGGCGGAACCGAAACAACATACTTTCCGACATCATCCATTGAGACCCTTACTGCTTCCACACCAACCTCGAGAAACTTTTCGATGATTGTTGCCATGAGCTTCTCGTCCTCGCAGTTGATAATCATTCCCTCTTCGAGAATTTCCTGCACCTCTTCTTTTGTGAGCTCTCTCACGTTCTCAAAATTCTTATCCATTCTCTTCCTCCTTCCTGACGTAAACGATCAGTTCGCCGTTTCTCAGCTCCTCGCTGTTCCACCATGCCGTATGTCCGTCTGCTTTGGCTTTGTGGAGCACTGCGAGCATTTCGGCGTAGGTCTTGCACTCGTGTCGTTCTTCGGTCATGCAATCCTGTCCTTTCCCTTGGCTTTTCTGAAATCCGCCGTAAATCCCTTCTCTGCCAAGTCAACGTGTACGCCCGCCTTGTCTGCGAGCAGGTCGACAAGCTCCGTGATTGAGGTGTTGCCTTTGCCTATCTCCATGAGGTAGTTCAAGTATGCACTGCAGAACTTCGGCAGTCTCTTGGCTCCGCCCCATCCGAAGTCACCCCACAAGACCGCCATTGCGATGACCATTGCCGCTTTGTATGCGAGCTCCATTGCTGAGGCAAATTCCTTTTCCCATTCGGACTTGGTCATCTTTGCCGCTATGCCGATGATGTGACGGCTCCGGATTTCCATGTCGAGCGCCTTCAGCGGGTCGATTCCGTCTTGCTGTGCCTGAGCGACAATCCTGCGGGCTAGGTCTAGCCCCTGATTGCGCCCGAGGGCGATTTGATCTGCTTTGCTCATATGGTGTCCTCCCCGATAAGCGCATACATTTTCTTTCTGATGTCCTCAATCTGGCGGTCGATGTATGATTTGAGCCGTGTCTGTCTGTCACCCTTAAACCATTTCTGCTTGAACTCCGCAACCGTCTTCATGTAGTCATCTTCTCCGATGTCGGAACTGTCAAACCATTCAACGTCATGTGCGAGTTTTTGGATGTCCTCCATCATGTCATTAAGTTCATCATCATACATTTGTCCGCAAAGCTCGTTTTCGATTTTGTAGCAAATATAATCTCTGCTTCCTCCGCTCATGCTTAATCCACCCTCTCCAAATACGTCTCCCACCAGAGCCCGCATACTATCTTGACCGCCCATGCGACAATGAACGACCGGAAGAACAACGGCTGTTCGTATGCCTGTGCTCCGTAAACTGTGTGGTACCAACGTTCTAATCTGTATCTAGGCATTGTCCTCTCCTTTCTGCAAATTCTGTCCATTCTCACTCCGCTCCATGCTCATACTCTTTCGCATCTGTTTCGAGCTGTTCCATAACCCCCATTGCAAACGTCCTCGCCATCAGGCAGTCATGTTTGTTCTGATACTCGACCGCATCTTTCACGAGCGCATCCCACTTGTCCTGCTCGTGGTTCTTTGTGCCGAAATACTTTTTGTACAGCTTCCAGGCATCCGAGAACGCGTTATATTTTGCTTTCAGTCTTTCCGTATCACTCAAAACTCAATGTCCTCCATGTCGGTAAAATCTATCTGCTCGTACTCTGCCGGCTGTTTCTCCCATCCGAGAACAAATCTCAAATCGCCCTCGCTTTCCGCTATCCGCTTCGAAGGTTCGTCGAACACGAGCGGGATATTATCTTCCTTGCCATTGATACGGTTTTTTGTGATTGACAGCATCCGCACGATCTTCGGATCACGTTCGCCCTCCGTCTTGGTCGGTTTCCGATACACCATGACCACATCCGCAAGGTTCGGTATGTTTCCGGAGCCTGCTATGTCATCGTTCGTGAGCTCGCTTGCTGCGTCCATCCGCCCGAATTTCCGAGGATGGGCGATGAGGATAATGAGCACCTCGTAGGCTTTCGCCATCTTGACGAGTCCCTTGACAAATTCCGTCTGCATCCGGTAGATGTCGCTCGCTCCGTCATCGTCCATGGCGGTCATAAGGTTATCAATGAAAATCACCTTGCAGTCGTACTGGCGGATTGCCTGTTTTACCGTTTCCGTCAATGTCTCCTCTTCGGTGCCTTCCGAGTCAAGCAGTAAACCGTTGTCGTAGATGTAAGCTGAATCCTCATACCAGCTCACAAGGTCATGTTCGTTCTCTGCGTTGACCGCATACCGCACAAATCCGTTTTTCGCACGCCTGCCGTTGATGTAATCGGGCCCTGCGAGTTGCCGTTCGAACCATCCCTGGAATTGCCAGTCGTTAAGTTCTCCGGAATAAAAGAAGGTCGTATATCCTGCCTTGATTGCAAATGCCCCTATCTGCGAAGCAAATGTCGACTTTCCGAGCCCCCGCTGTCCGGTGATGATAACGAGCTGTCCGAGATAGAGTCCGCCGGTCAGTTTGTCGAATGACGGTATCCCGCTGTCAAAGTGCGGGATGTCGCCCCAGTCCTTGCGCTTCACGCTCGATAGCTGCTTGATCCGTGGGTTTTCGATTGGGATAGCGTTGGCGATTGCTTCCCTGATGGCTTCCGGTCCGTATTTCCGGAGGATGTCGTTTGCGTCCTTGCATCCGCGATAGTCCGCCTCACGAACGTGCTTGACCGTTCCGTGAAAGCGTCCGCTCATTTCGTCAAGCAGGGTGATATGTCCCTTCTCGCAGTCTCCGAAGACTATGAGTGTCTTAAACCTTGCAAGGAAGTCCCAGCAGTAGGGCACCCATGTGAAACCGTTCGCACCTGTCGGAACACTGACCGCGTTCGGCAAGCCCGCTTCCGCAACACTCAAGCTGTCAATTTGCCCCTCCGTGAGAATCAGCGTATCGGATAACTCACTGTCGCACCTGTCCATGCCGAACAGTATCGGCTTGCAGTCTCGCTCACACCATTCCTTTGACTTGTCTCGGGTCTTATCAAAATCCGCCTTCCGATATTTCACGAACTGCATCTTGCCGTCTTCGTCATAGAACGGAAAGACGATGATGTTGTCGTGTTCCTTCTGGGTAGTAATTCCGTACCGCCTTGCGACCGCCTTCGATATCCCCCGCGCTTCCAGAAACTCAACCGCCGGCTGTCGCACCTCGGGTCTCGGATATCGGCTCATGTCTCTGTATTTCCGTTTCCGCCTGAAATACTCATCGACCTCCGTTCCGAGCGAGAAATCAAATTCCCTCGCAAGAGTCAGCATATTACCTTTAGCCCCACAGGAAGCCCGCAGGCATTTGAACTGCCCTGTTTCAAGATTGATTGCGAACGTTTCCTTGTCGTTCGTTTTTTCTCCGCAGTATGGGCATCTCCGAAACAATAGCTCGTTCCCACGCTTTTTTGTCGTTATCCCCCGCTCCCTTGCGAATCGGTAGGCGTCTTCCTTATCAAATTCGTATATGCTCATGAGTTAAGCCAAGCCTCCAATTCTTCCGGTGTGTCTTCGATATCCCAGGGATTGTAATCGGGCGGAGCCCCTTCTTTTTCTTCTTTATGTTCTTTATTATTCTTATATGTTCTTATATCTGTTGTCGCTTGATTGTCGCTACCTTGTCGCTTGATTGGCGATTTAGTGACGTTTTGCTTGTCGCTCGACTGATACGCATCGTAAGAATTTACCGTAACTATGCGGAATTTTGCGTGTCGTTTGCTTGTCACTTCGCCTGTCGCTTCGAGGTGCAAAAATGCTGTTCTAAGTTGTCTGACAGTTAAGCCAGTCTCTTTTGAAAGCGTTTCGAGCGATGTAACGAACTGTCCGCGCTGGATAGCAATGCCCCGCCATTTCGTATCTTTCCAGTTAGCTTTGAGCAAACAGTGAATAAAAAGAACTTTCGTATTAACATCCGTGTACCATTCCCATGCAAGCATTTTCCGGAATAGCTTCACGTATTCATTGTCTGTGTATTTCCACATATTTCATCTCTCTCAATCCTCTCTCTCAGATCCCGCAGCAGTATCTCGCGAATCAGCTCTCCGGATGTCTCCGCCCTGCAAAAGACCGGTGTGAGATTATATCTTGCCGACCATGCGAGCAGGGAAGCCAGGAACGCGTTTGCCGCGAATTTCGAGCGGTAGCGGTGGCGAATAATGTCCTCATAGGTCGCATCCTCGACCAGCAAGTACACCTTTGCGCCCGCCGCTCTTGCCCGCTCAAATTCCAGCTCAAATCGCTTCCGGCTCCGTGTGAAGCACATCGCAAGCTCATCAAGGTTCATCTTTCGTTCGATAACGCAAAGCGGCGAGATTGTGGCGGAAGTATCGTAGAGCTGATTCCCGCAGATGTCCACGTTTCCGCAGTAGTCCCCGTAAGACAAGGTAGCTCGCTCAGTCTTGCCGATGAGCTTGTAGCGCTTCCTTGCCTTCGGAGTGTTCTGTTCGCGGCTGTCAACGATCACGCGGAAGCTCTCGAGGATTATGTCTGCCTCGTGCCGGTTCATGGTCAGAACGGAAGCTCTTCGTCGACTGTTCCGTCGGGGATGTCCATGAATCCGTCCGAGTCTGAAGAGGATGAGGATGACGTTTTGAAAGACCTCGTGCCCGTTCCGATCAGCTTGTCGTTCGGCAGCTTGCCCGCCCGATTGTTGCGGACATCGTCGGCAATGCATGTCCATTTCATCACGATATGGTCGTAGATGTTGCCGTCCTTCTCGGTCTGGCGATTGTGGAACTTGCCGCCGATGACCTTGCCCTTCAGGGCTTTCAGGTCGCCGGAGAAGACGAAGCCGTTGTTGCTATCCTCGAGGTCGGCAAAGAAACTGTTGTAGGTATCCCACACCCACGGCTCTGACTTGTCTGTCGGAACGTTGAGATTAAATACCGCATCATAAGGCCACTGCTTGCCGGAACGTGTGTCGGAATCGAACTGGCTCTGGTAAAGTCCCTTGTATTCGCCTTCGGCGATATCGAACGCAATCGCGATCCGTTCGTCCCCTGACGGCCACTTGTCCATCTTTGCGCCCTTGATAACGATGACATACGCTCCCTTCGGAAGCTGGATGTAGTTATTGCTCTTTCTCTTGCTCTTGTCGTATTTCGGTAATGCCATGTTGTTGCTCCTCCTTTATATTTGTGGTTTCTCGCCATGCTCAAAGCGAGCCTGACGGGCCTTGTCATAAGCTGCTTCTACCTCTGGTACATTCCAGATGTAGTTTGAGTCATCTCCCCATAAGAAGAATTTTCCGTTCCACGCCGCCGGATATGCGGCGAAATAATCACAATCAATTAGCTCGTAATTGAAAGGACAAATTCCGTGATCGTGCTCGTATGCTTTAACTTCAAATGAATCGGATGAGTACCCGTGTCTCGGAATATCGCCGACTATTAAGATTTTGTTCTGAGGCAGACGGTTGTCATAAATGTATATTTCAGTAGGCATTTCTACGGACTCGCACATAAAAGAGTTTGGAAATGGCTCGGAATACTTGCATATTGCACGTCCACATGCACACTCCCATCTGCGTTCGTGGTCGTCGTAATCTGAATGCGGAGAAAGAATTAAATTATTGTTTTCGTATCCAAGCGGGCAATTAAGCGAGCGAGTAACTTCTAAGGTTTTTCTGTTTGCGAATCTGAATATTTTCTTCGCATCCTCATCTGTCATATTGCCCTTGACTTCAATCCATAAATCAAAAGGCTTGTCGTTTATCTCGCCCCTCGTCCCCCAGCATTTGACTTTGAAGTCCGGCAGATAATAAAGCCCGTCTCCGAGGTTGAATCCTTCCGGCTCGTATTCGTACTTTACGCCCAGCGCATCGAAGAATACTGCCCACCGCGCCTCTAAGCGGCTCCGGAACCGATAACCGTTGTATATGGTCTCAATAGGTTTTATGCTTTTCATCTCTACCCTCGCTCAAATCTGTGCTACGCATCTGATTCTGAATCCAAGTCCCTCGTACAGCTCCCAGAACTGCCGGCGAGCATCGGACTCGTCAGTTGCATCAACGGTCAGCAGTTTCGCTGAGCCGCCTTCGGTCAAGTAGACGATTACATATCTTTTCATATTGTTCTCCTTTCTTAGTTCCCCCACTCACAAAGCAGGGACTTCCATTCATTGAAATCAATCGGGATGTCGGCAAATTCGTCTCCGTCCACTCCGCAGGCGATGACGGTGCCGAAGAATTTACACTGTCCGAAAAGTTCATTGATAACCTCGAACATGGTTACTTGCGGCGGAATTCTGAGCGTGAAATTGTACGGCATATCTCTAAGCTTGCCCTCTTCGTTACAAATGAGCACCACGCCATTGTCGAGCGCGACCGTCTCGATGTACCCGCCGACTGTCTTTTGCAAGTTCTCGAGAGAATCCGATACCCATGTCATGTGTCCGAATTGTTCGTCCGGACGCTTGACGATGCATTTGATCTTCTTTGCCATCAGTACTCCTCCAGTGCGTGAATGACTAACATAATGTCGTTGTCGATAATATCCGTATCGAAGCATCCGAGCGGAACCTTGCAAGTGCTGTTGTCTGCACTCAGCACGAACTTGTACTTGCCGTCCTGCCTGACTGCCCAGACAACCGTTGTCATCTTGGACTCGAGCACGAGCTTCTCGAGCTTCCGTCCGTTGGTCTTAATTCTAGTCTTCACAATGCCGTTATCGTCCGAGATTGTCTCGGAATGGCAAAGGATAATGACCGTCACATCGTTGCGGATTTCGAGGGCCTTGTTGACGATCCCCCATCCGTGCTGCGCCAGATCCGTCCAAGCGCTCCGCTTGTCTCCGCCCTGCATGGCAAGGATTCGCATCTCTTCCGCGACCATCATGCCGTTGAGCGTGTCGATGACAACGTATTTGATGTGCTTGAATGCCTCTTCCTTGTCGATTCGCTCGAGCATCTTGCGAACGTTGGTGAAGCTGTCTGTGCAGAGGTAATTCTTATTCTCTGTGTTGTACTGCTTCTTCCAACCCTTCCAGTTAAGCCCCTTCTTGTCGGAATCGATATAGAAGGTCTGCTCGGGCGGAAGATTTCTCATGGCGGTGGTCTTACCGGAACCGCTCTCGCCCATGACTCCAATTACCACGATTTCTCTCCTTTCCGGCTGTCATCAATCAGCCTGTTAATGTTGATGAGGGTCTGCGTGTAGTCCCTGAGTGCCGAAGCCTCGTATTTCTCGGTGACCTTGTCATCTGGGAGTGAATCCAGGATATTGTTGATTCTGGAAACGACCTGCGCTTGCATCTCCTCATACATAATCGAGCACCCCGCTTTCGTCTGCCGGTTTATGATCCGTCAACGCATCCACGCAAGCATCCGCAACGAGCTCGGCAATTTCATCGTCCTCGGTTCCGATGACTCCGAAGAAGGCTTTGCGGACAAGCTCTCCGAAACATGAGATATGCATACACCGCTTCGTGCATGGAATGACGATACAGGTCGGATTATTTATCGGTTCGTGACAAATCTCACAAACGATCATTCGCCCTCACCGTCCTCGGAAACTTCCGGCTTCGGCTCTCTGTGGTCGTAATCAACTACGGTAACGCTCAGCTCGATTTCGTCAACTTTCGGCTCCAATGCGCTGATAAGCGTGATTGCGTTCTCAAGACTGCCGACCGTGAGCACGATATCATCATGGCTCTCCATGTCTTTTCCGGAATAAGATGTGTAAAGTTCTGTCTGGTGAATTATGACCTTGACCTTCATGTGTTCCTTCCTTTCTTGGCTTGCTTATATCGCCATTAATTTTGATTTGATGTTGCGTATTACCTGCTCCGTAATCCCCTCAATATCGACCGTTTGCGGCTCAATGAGGTGCAGGTCGATTTCGGTTGAGATTGGGTCGTATACGGGCAGGAATTGCTCCATATCGGTATTGATGTGTGCCCTGTGCCTTGCCGCATCCATGTAAGCGGCTGTGCGTACTGACACGACCTTGCCGGAGCTGATTAAATCATCCGGTGTGTATCTCGTGCACTGACGGATATTGACCCGAATGCACCGGATAATGTCTCGGACAAAATCGGGTGAGACTCCGAACTCGGTCGCAAGCTCGGCGGGTCGCATGTAACGTCTGAGCATTTACCCTCCTTTCTCTGCATACTGCGAATTTCTTT